ATGGCAAAAGGCAAGAACACGTTCGTCGACTTCGAGCTGGAGAGCGGCGAGACGGTCAAGATGACGCTCGCCTTCTACCTGCTGCTCGGTTTGAAGCAGCACCGCAAGGACATCTACGACCGCTACAACCAGATCATGGTCAAGGGACCCAAGGAAGAGCTCGAGTCGATCACCATCCTGTACGCGGCTTACCTGTGCGCCTACATCCAAGGCAAGGGAACCGCCGACGGCGCCATGCCGGAACGGGATTTCATGGTCGAGTGCGGCAGCGACCGCGAGGCGGTGATGAGCGCCGTCGCAGCTCTGACGCGCCCAAAACGAAAAACGGCTTCCGAGAGCCGTTCGTAAGGCGCACGCGCAGATCCGACCATCCCGTGAGCGTCCCGAAGTTCGACATCGAGGACATCGAGGACGCCTACGCCTACTACGTGATGATCCTCGGCATCCCCGAGGACTACTTCTGGCACGCCGACGTCGCCTCGGTAAAGAGCGTCGCGCTCGACAAGTCGGCGTACGACGCATGGGAGGCGTCGGAGCATCGCAAGCAGGCGGAACGCGCGCGCAAGGAAGCATCGAGAAAATCCAGGAGGTGAGAAGAATCCATGGCATCCAAGAACGAGGCGAAGATCAAGTTCACCGCCGAGACGGGCGACTTCAACGAGGGCATAAAGAAGTGCGACAGCCAGATGACCGAGCTGAGGTCAGAGCTGAAGCTCGTGAACGCGCAGATGGCGTCGAGCGGCGAGAGCGCCGAACTGCTTGAGAAACGCCAGCAGATACTCGCGCGGCAAAGCGAAGTCGCCGCGCAGAAGTCCCAACTGCTCGCGCAAAAGGTTGAGGCGGCTGAGAGGATATTCGGCACGGCGTCGACCGACGCAGCGAAATACCGGACCCAGCTCAACAACGCGCAAACGTCCGAAGAGCGACTTGCGAAGTCGGCGAACGACGCCGCGAACGACGTGAAGCAGCTCGATTCGTCGATGGACAAGGCGTCGAGCTCAGCTAAGGGCTTCGGATCGAGCGTCGGCGACATCGCACTCGGTAGCATGATTGCCGACGGCGCATCGAGCGCGATTCAATCGCTCGCGGGGCTGTCAGACGCCACCGAGGAAAACCGCGTCAACATGAACAAGCTGAACACGACCTACGAATGGTCTGGCCGCAGCATTGACGATGCGCGGAAGGTGTACCAGAACTTCTTGGGGTTGTGCGGAGACAGTGACCAGGCCGTCGAGGCAGCGCAGGATATGAACAACCTGGCCGATGCCGGAGCCGACATCGACACATGGTACGACATCGCGTCCGGCACGGTCGCGGCGTTCGGAGACGCGCTCCCAATCGAGAACCTAATCGAATCGGCAAACGAGACCATCCGCACTGGACAGGTGACGGGAGGCTTGGCCGACGCGCTCAACTGGACGTCGGTCAACGCAACACTCCTCAACACGAAGCTCGGCGAAGACCACCCGAAGGCCATGGAGGCGTTCAACGAGGCCCTCAACAGCGGGTCCAGCACAGAAGACGCCATGAACGCCGCGCTCGCGGCATGTTCCGACGAACAGGAGCGTCAAGAGATACTTTCGGCTGTTCTCGCATCGCAGTACACGGAACTGGGCGCGGCGTTCCAGGACACTAACCAGGACATCGACGACTCTCGCAAGGCGAACGACGACCTTTTGCAGTCTCAGTCTAAGCTCAGCGAGAAGATAACGCCGCTCCAAACCATGTTCACCAATCTCGCGGCCGACGGGATCGGTTTCCTGGCGGACAACCTCGAAACCGTGATTCCGCTCGTCGGCGCCGCAGCCGCCGTGTTCGGCATCCTCTACGTCGCGTTGAACTTCTCGACGATCGTTACCGGGCTGACAACGGCAATCGGCGCGCTGGGTCCCGTACTCACCGTGCTGACCGGCCCCGTCGGGATAGTGCTAGCCGCCGTGGCCGCTCTCGCCGCCGTGCTCAAGTACCTATGGGACACCAACGATGGCTTCAGAGCAACCGTGACCAACGCCTGGAATCAGATTCAGCAGGCCATCGTAACCGTGATGACCTATCTCCAGCCGTATCTTGAAACGGCATGGACTACGCTGCAAACGACAGTCACGAACGTCATGAACGCCCTCATGCCCATCATTCAGAACGTGCTGACATTCATTATCTCGGTGGCCGTCCCGCTGCTCTCGTCGCTGTTCGAGACGTTCGCGACCGCGTTCGGGAATATCCTGACTACGGTGTCAGGAGTTATGAGCGGTCTCAGCTCCATCGTCAGCGGCACATTGGGCGTAATCCAGGGAATCTTCGAGACGGTCGTCGGCCTCATCGTCGGCGTCGTCACGGGCGATTTCTCGATGATGAGCGACGGCGTCTCGGGAATCCTCAATGGGATGTCGGGCATCGTCAGCGGCATCTTCAACTCGATTCTGTCCATCATCGGCGGAATTGTGAGCAGCATCGTTTCGGTCGTCTCCGGGGGGTTCAACGCCGCCTCTGCGACCGTTTCTGGGGTGATGGACGGCATATCGAGCGTCATCGGCAATGTCATGGGAGACGCGGAGAACACCGTCTCCAACGCAATCGACTCGATCGTCGGGTTCTTCGCGGGCATGCATATCGAGTTCCCGCACATCAACCTCCCGCACTTCAGCCTGAGCGGCGAGTTCTCCCTCATGCCGCCGAGCGTGCCTGCCATCGGCATCGAATGGTACGCGAAGGGCGGCATCATGACCGCGCCGACGATGTTCGGCGTGAACGGAGGTCGGGCCATGGTCGGCGGCGAGGCAGGACCCGAAGCCGTCCTGCCCATCTCGCTGCTCCAAGACTATATCGACCATGCCTTCGACCGAAACCAAGTTGGCAACAACAACGAGGTCAACGTCACCGTGTACGCCGGCGGAGACTCAGACGACATCGCGAACAAGGTCGCCGTCAAGGTTTTCGGGGCAATCGATCAGGCCATGGCGGCAAACGGGAGGTAATCAATCATGGCTAACTGGTACGAGGGGCCCTGGGTAGGCCCCGGGGCCAAGTTCCAGGTGTGCGTTGGGTATTCCTACGACACCTACACGGACGACACGGTCCACATGTACTGGAAACGATTCATCAAGGTAGACGGCAACTTCTACGGAACGACCGTGCACACGAGCTGGGCGGGCGACATCACGCTCAACGGCTCGGGAGACTACGCCGACACCGGCTGGCAGGACCTCGGCGCGGTCCCATACGGGCACTACGATTCCACCGGCGCGGACGCATGGTACACGAGCGGCTCCGGCACTACCTACGAATCGTCCGGCAGGTGGGGCGAGTACGCGACCGCCCCGACGTGGACTCCATACCCTGTCAAGGTCATCGTGGCGACGCGTGCGAGCGACGACCGCACCGACCTGTCGTGGCAGAACGACGCCCACGGGGCGCGACCTTACTCGGGCATCTACGTGGACAGGCAGGTGGACGGCGGCTCGTGGAGCCTCATCGCCAACATAAGCGGCGGCTCCACGTCGTTCGCCGACGCGTCCACGTCTGCGAACCACGCCTACCGCTACCGCGTCGTCCCGTACAACGACGCGGGGCAGCCCGACCACGCGCTGTCGGGCACGGTCTACAACACGCCGTGCGCCCCGACGTTCGCCTCCGTGGCGCGCAAGGACGCCACGACCGTAACGGCGACGCTGTCCAACGAGGCGAACACCGCGACGGCGCTGGAGTACCAGTCTCGCAAGATGGGGGGCTCCAGATGGGGCGAGTGGGGCGCCACCTCGTCCATGAGCGGCAAGGTCGCATCGTTCGACGTCGACCTCGGCGGCGGAACGTTCCAGCTTCGAGCGCGCAACACCCGCATCCCGCTCGCGTCCGACTGGGCGCTCTCGGAGCCCGTGGTAACCATCTGCGCGCCCGCTGCACCGACGCTCGTGTCCCCCGCGTCGTCGGCGGTCGTCTCGAAGACCTCGCTCAAGGTCGGGTTCGAGTGGATGCACAACGCGCTGGACGGCAGCGCGCAGACCAAGGCGGAGCTGCGCTACTCGACCGACGGCGGCTCCACATGGGCGACCGTCGCGGTGGATGGCGACGGCCAGTCGGCGGAGGTCGACAACTCGTTCGCGCTCAACTCAACGGTGACGTGGTGCGTGCGAACCAAGGGAGCTCACGACGATTTCGGCCCGTGGTCCGGCAACAGGGTGTTCGCGGTCAAGCAGGTGCCGACCGTCGTCATCGAGCAGCCGCCCGAAGGCTACGTGGTAGAGGAGATCCCCATCGCGATCGAGCTGATGTACAGCGACCCGTCGGGCGAGCTCGCGAGCGCGAGGATGACGATACTCGACGACGGCGGCTCGGCGGTCTACTCGGAGGACATGGGCACGTCGACGAGATGCGACGTTGGCGCATCGGAGTTCGTCCCTGAGGACGGCAAGGCATACACCATCGAGGCCTCCGTGCGCTCGTCCTCGACGCTCACGGCCACGGCGACGCGCGCGGTGACGGTCAAGTTCGTCCTTCCGCAGCGGGCCGACATCGGGGTCGACTTCGACCAGGAGCAGGGCTTCGCGTACGTCACGCCCAAGCTCGCAGACGATGAGGGCTTCTCGCAGGTCGTGCGCATCGACCTGTTCCGCGTCAACGGATCGGAGCGAGTGCTAATAGGCGAGGACGTTGAATCTGGAGAGGTCGTCCTCGACCGATACGCGCCGCTCAACGTCCCGTACTCGTACGAATCGGTTACCCATTCTGCGTCTGGGTCGGTCAACAAGACCAACGTAGCGTGCACGTTCGCAACGCCATGGTGGTACATCTACTTCGACGGCGGCATCGCGAAGGCGATGTGGGAGCCTTCGGGAAGCAGGACGCCAAGACGACCTGCCGACGAACTGAAGGAGATAGACGGAAGGGAATGGCCGCTGCTCATCCAGGGCCGCCGCAAATCGTACAAGGTGAGCTTCAGCGGATGGGTCGAATCGAGGGACGAGGCGGATACGTTCGTCAGCATGACGCTCGCTTCCGGCGACAAGGTCTACAAGGACCTCGAGGGTCATGTGTTCCACTGCCACGCGGAAGCCGACGTCACCGACGACTACGACGGCTTTTTCGAATATTCGGCGACCGTGGGCGTTTCGATCACAAGGGTTTCGGGGGGTGCGCTCTGATGCCTAATTGGAAAGGTCCGCGTTACGATGCGGGATGGGTTTACAGACGCGTCGCATGGGGCACCTGGATGGAGGTAGGCGAGTACTCGAACATCGAGAGCTTGTCGTACAGCAAATCCGCGCTTAACTCGCTCAAGCTCTCGGGCAGCGCGAGCTGCGACGGAGATCCGCCTGATGAGATAGACGCCGTAACGGCCTATTACACGTTCGCCGACGGCTCCGGCGAGGTCGCTCTCGTCCCGGTGATGACTTTTCTGGTCGAGTCAGACGAACCGCAGTATTCGGCATCGGACGGCGGTATCGCGAGAAGCAGCTCTCTCAAGTTCTATTCACTGCTGAAGGTCCTGTCCGACATCGTGCCGGAAGGCTCCTTGACGATACCCGCCGGGACGAACGCCGTTGCCAAGGCCAAGGATATAGCCGAGAGCGTCGGTCTTCGGACGAACAATCCGTCGTCGACGTACGCGACGAACGAGGATAAGACGTTCGGCTCGGACTCGACGTACCTCAGCATCGTCAACTGGCTGCTCGACGTGGCCGGATACGCCTCGGCTCGCACCGATGCGCGCGGCGTCGTGCAGATGGAGCCATACGTCGAGCCCACTGACAGGCCCGTCTCATGGACGTTCAGGAACGACGACGATTCGACGTTGCTGTCCGGCCCGTCGTGCGAAAACGACTGGAGATCGATACCCAACGTCGTCACTCTCGAATACCAAACCGAATCGGAGTACATCATCGCGACCGCGCGCAACATCGACCCCGACAGCAGGGCGTCGCTCCCGAGCAGGGGGTGGCGGACGAAGAGCGCGACGGTGTCCGTCAGCGAGCTCGACGGCGAGACTCCGCAAGCGCGCCTGGATAACCTCAAGGCGATGGCCGTGAGCGAGGTCAAGAGCGAGTCTGCGGAGGTCCAATACGTCAAGATTGAATCCGTTTTCGTTCCAGTGTCGGTGAACGATTCGATCGCAATCGAGTATTCGGGGAAGACGTGGCGAGGGAGCATCACCGCCATAGACGGCAACGACGGACCGTCCGGAGACATGACCATCAAAGCGCGAATCTTCATCCGCCGCGACGTCCTCGTCGATGTCGACGGCAAGATTTCTTGAGAGGAGGCAAACGTAAATGGCAGAGTCGATGGCGAGCATGGCCGAGAAGGCCCTGAGGATAAAGCCGGGCGGCGATTCCGGCGTCGATCACCACACCTACGGCACGGTCGAGTCCGCGAACGCCGACGGGTCGTACCAGGTTCGGATCGACGGCGCTGCGACCGCAACCCGCTGCGCGAGCGCCTGCGCGGCGGCGTCTGGCGACCGCGTGCTCGTGCTCGTCAAATCCGACGGGAAGTGCGCGGCCATCGGACGCGTCGGCGGACTCAGGTCGGTCGAGGTCGCGTCGATGGTCCCTAGCAGCAAGACGTCTTCGTGCACGGTGAGCGTGGCGGCGCTGCCGTCGAGTCTAATCAGGTACGTCGTCGTCTACTGGCGATGCGCGTACACGGGCGCGCTCGGCGAGGCGAAGGTTCCCCTGGCGTCGGGCGGCGGCGCGAAGAAGTTCTGCATGCACTCGATGACCGACGGGAACGACGGCTCGCAGTGCATCTGGTGCTGGGAGGAGGCTTCCGTCAGCCTCGGCGACGCCGTCCTGACCATCACGAGGGGCGCGGCGCGGAGGGCGGCGATGTCGTCGAGCAGCGCAAACGTCAACGACAGCCCTGGGACGCAGTTCAGCATCGAGGAAGTGACATTCTGCGCGTAAGGAGGGAAGCGCATGGCATCGAACGAGATTCGCGACATGACGAGAGGAGGAGAGGCACGATGCCTATAAGCAAGATTGAGGTGAGCGTCAGCTACCTGACGAAGCGCCCGCGCGTGCAGATCACGCAGGGCGACAGGCGCTCCCGCGTCATAGAGGCGACCGTCACGGACGGCGGCTCGCCCATGGACCTCACTGGGAAGAGGGCGCGATTCAGGGCAGAGCTTCCGCTCGGCAAGGTCGTCATAGACGACGGCTGCGAGGTGGCGGACGCCGAGGCGGGCGTGGTCCGATACACCGTGGGGGACGAGGTGGCCGCGCGCGCAGCGGTCATCTCCGACGCGTACTTCGAGATATACGACGAGGAAGGCTACTCGCTGGCCGCGAGCAAGATGGTCATCGAGGTCGGCCGCGGCGTTGACGTCGACGGCGAGCGCCCGTCCGACTACGTGCCCGAGCTCGACAGGCTCAAGGCCGAGTTCGCGCGCATCGCGGAGGAGGCGAAGGGCTTCGAGACCGAGCGAGCCTCGGAGTTCGAGGCCGTCAAGGCGGATGCCGCGCGCGCCACAAGAGCCGCCGACGAGGCAGCGTCGCACCAGCCGCGAATCGGCGGCGATGGCACCTGGGAAGTGTGGGACGCCGCTGCTGGCGCTTACGCGGACGCTGGCGTCTCGGCGCAGGGACCGAAGGGCGACAAGGGAGAGCAGGGCGCTCAGGGCACTGCTGGACCGCGAGGCGAGCAAGGCCCCAAGGGCGATGCTGGCGAGCCTGGTGCCACGGGAGCGACTGGCCCGCAAGGACCGCAAGGGCTGAAGGGAGACACGGGCGAACCTGGCCCAGCAGGTCCAGCAGGCCCGCAAGGCCCAGCTGGCAAGAAAGGCGACCCTGGAGCACCTGGAGCACCTGGCAGCGACGCCGCCGCCACGGACGTGCGCTTAAACGGCAAGAACATCACGGCAGACGGAGTGGCGGATATACCGATGGCTTCTACTGCGCAAGAAGGAGTCACCAAGTATGACCCTTATGGCGGTCTATCAACTACTGAAAGAGGGTTGGGCATAACTCCTGCCTCGAACAGCCAGATAAATGCCCGTAACGCCAGTCATTTCGCCATTGTAGCCGACTCGCATCTTGACTACGCCGTCAAAGCCGCCATGTGCGACGGCAAGGGTGCGGCGTGGACTGCTGCGGAGCAAGCTGCGGCGAGGGAGCGCATGGGAATCGACGATGCGATAGATGCGAAGATGGGGGTGATAGAGAATGGCTCTTACTGACAAGCTCACGGCCATCGCAGACGCGATACGCGCGAAGACTGGGGAGACGGGCAAGATGACGCTGGAGCAGATGCCAGCGAAGATATACGTGCCACCATATACGGCGGTGGAGGCGTTGTTGCAGGATTACCGCAGCGGCGAGCAATCGTCCTGGACGCACCCGTCCCAGGATGGCATGGCGTTTGCGGGCTGGTACAAGGACGCCGCACTAACCACACCGTGCGGCACATCGGATACCAGCGGAACGGCCTGGGCGAAATTCGTCAAGGCGGGCGACCTGTTTCAGTTCATGGGCTGCTCTCTCAACATGAGCGGGAACGTCCCCGCAGAGTACACGACCCCGAGGTTCTCATACACTATGTCGATTCCAGAAGGTGTAACGTCCATCGAGGATGGCTGGTACTTCAAGAAAGTGTCCGACCCAACGAAGCCCGACGTGCGACGCCTGTCGCGCGACAACGTCGTACAGACGGGAAACACGGTCTTCGCCTCGATGACGTTCAACAAGGTCACGCCTGAGTACTACGAGAAGAAGTTCTCAATGAAGGCGTTCGTCAAGTACACGACCGCGGACGGAACCACCGTTGAGGCTGTCGAGGCTGATTACGATGCCTTCACTCCTGCGGAGATAGCCGACGCTGTCCTCGCGCACCCGATGGCGAACCAGGCGGACAAGGACTACGCCGCGGCAATCAAGGCCGCGGTTACGCAGGAGGGCGCAGCGTGATAGAGCTTGAGATATCCACTCTTGTCGTGCCCATCGCGTCGGCCGTGCTCTCGGCCGTCTTCGCGGCGTGCGGCGTGTATGTGGCGATAAGCAATCGATTGTCCGTCTTGGAGACCAAGATGGACGGGTTGTCAACAAAAGTTGAAAAGCACAACTCCGTCGTCGAGCGCACGTACAAGCTTGAAACCGACGCTGCGACCGCGTGGAAGCGACACGACGAGCTGGCTGAGAGAGTGGAACGACTAGAAGACATGAAAATCGGAGGTACGCAATGAACATCAATTGGAAAGTACGAGCGAAGAACAAGGCCTTCTGGGTCGCACTGATTCCCGCGGTCCTGCTCCTCATCCAGCAGGTGTGCGGCGTCTTCGGCGTGGCGCTGGACTTCGGGGAGCTTCAGGCGCAGCTGGTGGCCATCGTGGGCACGGTCTTCACCCTGCTCGCGATCCTGGGCATCGTGGCCGACCCGACCACGGCTGGCGTGGGAGACAGCGAGCAGGCGATGACCTACGACGAGCCGAAGGAGGGCTAGGCATGGGCGAGCTGACGGACGAGAGAAAGCGGCTCATCGAGTCGCAGGACTCGCACGACGAGGCAGACTTCGAGCCGAAGGAGGACAGCAATGGGGACGATTAGCGACGTGCTCTACTGCGCGCGGGACTGGATCGGCTACTCGCGATGGACCGACCCCGAGGAGGGCACCGTGTTCGGGCGCTGGTTCGCCGAGAAGACGGGCGAGCCGTACTTCGGCATAAGCGGCGTCCCCTACTGCGCCATGTTCGCCTCCTACTGCCTGGACTGGGCGGGCGTCCCCTGCGCGGGCATGCCGAGCGCCTACTGCCCCGACATCGTGAGTGCGGGCGAGGATGCGGGAGCCACCGTCTCGTGCGAGGACGCCGAGGCGGGCGACATCGTGCTTTTCGACTGGGGGAGCGACGGCCTGGCCGACCACGTGGGCATCGTCGAGGAGAACCATCCTGGCGAGGGCTACATGACGACCATCGAGGGCAACACGTCGAGCGGGAGCGCGGGGTCGCAGTCGAACGGTGGCGTCGTCGCGCGCCGTCAGCGCGGCTACGGCTCCATCTGCTGCGTCGTGCGGCCTAGCTACGACGGAGTTTCCACCGCGCCCATCGAGGGAGGCTCTGGCGACAACAGCGGCTCGGAAGCAAGCGATAGCGGTTCAGGCGCGGGGCTTGACGTGGACGGCGTGTGGGGGCCCGCTACAACGCGCGCGGTACAGTCGGCGCTGGGAACGCCCGTAGACGGCATCGTGAGCGGACAATCGACCTCGCTCGACGCGTGCAACCGGGGCGGGCTTTCCTCCGAGTCGTGGCAGCACGGCGGCGGCGGCTCGTACATGGTGGAGGCGCTTCAATCGAAGATCGGCGTCGATGCGGACGGCTACTTCGGCCCTGACACTTGCAGGGCGCTGCAAAGCTACCTCGGCACTTACGCCGACGGATACGTCGACTACCCGTCCAACATGGTCAGGGAGCTTCAGCGTAGGCTCAACGACAACGCCTTCTAGCTCTCCACTTGCCAGGGCAACGCCGCCGCCATCGAGGCAGTCGATGCCAAGCTCGACAAGCTCATCGAGAAGCTGGGGAAGTAACCCCGACAAGCTTCGACAATCCCAGATAAGCTCGGATAGACTAGGACAAACTAGACCCTAGATTATCCCGAAACCAACAAGCCCCGCATCGCCACAATCGGCGGTGCGGGGCCTTTTTCGCGTTCTAGCGCGATTCCATGTCCTTTCGTATCAAATCCTTCACGTACTGGTTCTTGCACTCTTGCCCCTGTAGCCACTCGTACAGCTCCGTATCGGCGGGGAAGAACTTCACGTTGAACGTCTTCACGTTCCTCTTGCGGTAGGCGTCCGTCGCCCTTTTCTGCGCTTCCGTTGCCATGTCTATGTCAAGCGATGGTACAATCGGCCTGGAGCGGGGCCGCCCGCTTTCGCAAGCGGCCCCTTTGGTCGTCGGGTTTGGGTTATCGAGCCTTTCGAACGGTGATTCGAATTACCCACTTCCCGATGGCCAGCTCCAGGCTGACCCTCTTCATCGCTTTCCTCCTTTCGCTTCTCTTCGGAAGGCCCCATCGCCTTCCGACATCTATTATTATAGGGCAACCCCCATATAATGCAATACTATAGGGGTATCATCATATTTCATTCATAAGCGACCGTATATTTGTCACACGTTTTAAGGAACTACGGCCAATTGCACATCATGGGGCAACAAGATTGTCTCTGTCGTGCTGTCTGCCATCTTGCTGGGTTTCGGCTGGCCTGCCGTGAATCCTGCCGAGGTGTATGCGGAAGATGGCGCTGCCAATGGCGGGGGGTGCTCCCAGCTTTCTGGTGACGCTGCAAACCTTGCGGCGACGCTGGGTGGGGGAGACGATGCTCCCGCTCGCCTGAGCGGCGAATCCGTGGGAATCTCTTCTCCTGCGCTTGTGGGCGTGGAATCCGATATTGCGGGCGATAGCGGCGACTCCAACACCCCTTCAGTCACTAACAATGAATCCGGCAAGGCTGCTGATTCTTCCGCCGCCGCGGACTCCACGGTTGCGCAGTCCCTCTCTATCACCGGTGCCGACGCCGTCGCGCAGTTCTCTACGATGCAGCTGACGGCGACGACGAGCCCCTCAAATGCTGAGGGGACCTACATTTGGTCCTCGAACAACGACAACATCCTCACGGTCGACCAAAGCGGAACGGTGACGGGCGTCCGCCAAGGCACCACAACGGTCGCGTTGAGCTATACGAGCCCGGACGGCAACACCACGCTTGCGGCGACGCACGACGTGACGGTCACCTCCCCAACGGCTGCGACCAATAGCGCCCTCTTCTATTACCTCAACAACCCCAACGGGTCGCTCGATTCCATCAGTACAACTCAGTGGACCAGCCTTGGCAGCGGCAGCGTGAACCTCACCGGCCTCGACAGCAGCAATTTCCCAAAAGGCAATGGGAAGACCGCCATCTTCGATCGTGTTTCTGATCGCGTGATCACCTGGCCCGACAACTCCACGGGGGACGAGTACCAGGTTGTTCGCGAAAGCGAGGACTGGAACAAGATCTTCAAGGCGTACAAATCGGTAATCGAAGGGATGCTGCCAGGCGTCACGGTGACCGATGATGACGTGGAATCCATCAGCATCAAGCCGTACAAGCTGACGAACAACGACGATGGCTACCATGTCGACTGCTCCGTGTCCATCACGTGCCGCAACCTCTTCAACGCCCGCTACTACGTTGACGACCCGACGACGCCGGGCGAGGGATTCCAGCTCGTTGCCTCGAAGCTGACGTACCGCGAGGGCGATACCACCGACATCACTGACTTTCCTGACGTGAGCCTTCCGCTTTCCAAGAAGGTTGGCGGCATCGAGTATACCTTCAATGGTTGGTATACCGACCAGGCCTTAACTCAGCAGGTGGAGCTCCCCTATACGATAGACGGGAACGTCAACTTCTACGCTAAGTATCTTTCGGGGCGCCAGGTCATCTACGATTTGGCGGGTGGAAGCTGGAACAACAGCGACGCTCTCGTGCATGCTGCTCAAGAGCGTTCGACGCAGACGGTGAAAGCCAAGCCTACCCGCGTAGGGTACGAGTTCGCCGGCTGGACTGTTTCGGGGCTTGACGACGTGGCGACGCTTGAAAGCGGCGCGAGCTTTATCATGCCTGACAACAACGTCACGTTCACGGCGACGTGGAACGAATTGCTCGCTTGCAAGGTGAAGTATCTGGAGCAGGGCACCGACAAGGAGCTTTCCCCTGCTGACACGCTCTATGGGCACGCCGGCGATGTCGTGACGGCAAACGCGAAGAGCAACATCGAAGGCTATCACCTGGTCGATTCAACGCAGGCGTCTGGGAAAGCGACGCTCATCGAAGGCGAGACGCCCGAAATCGTCTTCTACTACGAGAAGGACGCTGCCAACTACCAGGTGAATTATTTCCTCAACGGCACCGAGCAGAAAGTTGCCGACTCTGAGACGCGGAGCGCCCCGTGGGGGAGCGAGGTTGCAGCCTCCAGCCTCGCGAAGGCCATCGACGGATATACCGTAGTGCCTGGCCAGACGGAAACTGCAACTGTCGAGCGCGATGGCAGCACCGTCATCAACATCTACTACTACCAGAATGTGACGCTTACGGCGAATTCCGCAACGACGGAATACACGGGGGAGTTGCAGCACGTCGAGGGTTACGCCTGCGATGTCGCGGACGCCGCGTTTGCGAGCGTTACGCTTCTGGGCGGCAAGGGAACCGATGCGGGCGACTATCCGTATACCTTCGCTTCCGGAACCGCTGGCACGGTGAGCACTGATGGAAAGTACATCGTTGCGAAAACGAATGACGGCAAACTCGTGATCAACCCGAACTCCCAGCAGGTCGTTGTCAAAATCAAGGGCAATACGGGCGGCGGGAAGTACGACGGCGAGGAGCACAGCGTCGAGGGCTACGCCGTCTCCTACGTGGTCGGCGGCGCCGCGAGCGCCGGCGCCCCCGCCGGCTTCGACGCGGGCGACATCTCGTTCGCGGGCACGGCGAAGGCAACGGGCACCGACGCGGGCAGCTACCCCATGGGCCTCGACGCGGGCGACTTCGGCTACAACGGCAAGAACTTCTCGAACGTCAGCTTCGAGGTGGAGGACGGCCAGCTCACGATCTCGAAGCGCGAGGTGGTCGTCAAGCCCAAGGACGCCTCCCGGGTCTACAACGGCGAGGCGCTCGAGGCGAGCGAATGGGAGGTCGCCGAGGGCTCGCCCGACCAGTTCCTCGCAGGCCAGGGCATCTCCGACCCCGCGTTCTCCGGCTCGCAGACCGCGCCGGGGACGAGCGAGAGCTCCATCGTCTCGTGGGGGTACCCTGAGAACACCAAGGCCGGCAACTACGAGATCCGCACCGAGAAGGGCACGCTGAACGTGACCTCGCGCGGGGCGGCCGAGACCATCACGGTCGAGGCGAACTCGACGTCGGCGACCTACGACGGCGGGACCCACTCCGCCGCGGGCCTCAAGACAACGGAGTTCGTGGTCGGCGGGAAGGCGTACACGGTCTCCGGCCTCTCCACCGAGGACCCGAGCGCGGCCGACGCCGGCACCTACACCAACAACGTCACCGGCACCGCCAAGGTGTCCGATGCGGCGGGCAGCGACGTGACGAGCGAGTTCGCCGTCGAAATCAAGGACGGCTCGCTCGTCATCGGCCCCGCCGAGGCGACCATCCGCCCCAAGGACGCGAGCAAGCCCTACGACGGCACGCCTCTCGTGGCGAGCGAGTTCGAGGCCGCCGGCTTCGTCGGGGGCGACGGCGTCGCGGGCGTGACCTACGGCGGGTCGCAGACCGACGCCGGCGAGAGCGGGAGCACCATCGCAGCCTACGAGGCGGCGGGCTCCACCAAGCTCGCAAACTACAAGATCACCTTGGGCGAGGGCAGGCTCGAGGTGACCGCGAACGCCGAGAAGGTCGTCGTGACCATCAGGGAGAACAGCGCGACGTTCCCCTACGACGGCGAGGCCAAGACCGCCGAGGGCTACGAGGTCGCGGGGATCTCCTCCGCCCTCTACAAGGAGGGCGACTTCGCCTTCGTGGGCGACGCCGCGCACAAGGTCGCCACCGGCACCGACGCCGGCGACTACGACATGGGCCTGCTCCCCGGCGACTTCGAGAACACGAGCGCCAACTTCTCGAACGTGGCCTTCGCGATCGAGGACGGGCAGCTCACGATCCAGCCCGCAACTCTCACCGTAACCACGCATGGCGCGTCGAAGCCTTACGACGGCACGGCGCTCACGGCTTCGGGGGAGATCTCGGGCTTCGTGAACGGCGAGACCGCCAGCTTCGCCGCCACCGGCAGCCAGACGCTTGTGGGCACGAGCGCCAACTCCTACGCCATCACATGGGACGGCACTGCTAAGGAGTCGAACTACAGCGTGGTGGAAGGCTCCATCGGTACCCTCGAGGTCACCCCGAGCCAGGTGGCGATCAATGTCACGCCGCACGGCGGCAGCAAGGTCTACGACGGCAAGCCGCTGACCAGCGCCGGCATCGACGTCGACGGTCTTCCCGCGGGCTTCACGCTCGAGGCCGCGACCAAGGGTACCATCACGGACGCCGGCGAGCTTCTGGCCGAGATCGACGCTTCCACCATCGTGATAAGGAACGCCGCCGGTGAGGATGTCACCGCCCAGTTCGCCAACGTGGCGTGCGGGAAGGCCCCGCTCGTGGTGACCAAGCGCCCGGTGACGGTCGCCTCCGCGACGGATTCCAAGGTGTATGACGGCACCGCGCTCACTAAGCACGAGGCAACAGTGACGGCAGGGTCGCTCGTCGAGGGCGAGAGCTTCGGCTACGACTTCACGGGCGAGCAGACGGCGGTCGGCACCTCCGACAACACCTTCACCGTTAAGGCCGGTGCGAACACAAGCCTCGACAACTACGAGATCACCCAGGTGAACGGCACGCTCACGGTTATCGCGTACACGCCGCCGGCACCTGGCCCTGGCACGGACGAGCCGACGCCCGGCCCTGGTAAGAATCCATCGACGCCGAATGGCCCGACGAATTCTTCCGACGTGACGCCGTCGGGTTCGACGACGTCGGACGATATGGATTCCGTCCCGACGGCATCCGATTCGAAGGAGACCACTATGCCGAAGAGCGCCGACAAGGCGACTTCTGAAAACGGCGCCGCTCAGTCGGAAGGAAAGCAGAACTCCGAGAACGCACCGGCCGCTGAGCAGCCGACGAGCTGCTGGGTGCATTGGCTCATGCTTCTCGGCACCATTGCAACGCTGGTTTACGGCGCGGTCGTCTTGCTGCGCCGACGCCGCATGACCGCCGATCTCGACAAGGAGATAGACGCGGTCTTGTCGGGCGCCAAGGAAGGAAGTGGCAAATAA